TACTTCTTTAGCTGCAAGTTGTGAGTCTTGTTCTGCTCTGTACTGCACACCATCTAAGTATGCCTCGACCATATCCTTACTAAAGCCAGCACCTTCTAATGCTTTGTAGTCGTCATCTTCTAGCTTGCCTGTCTCCTGCCATTTAGTATTCATCCCTTGGTAATCGACACCAGCTTCATCAAGGCGACTACCTATGTATTCACCATAAATTTCTGAAGCGTTAGTAGGTGTTGTTTCTTCTGTTGAATCAGATACTTCTTCTGTCGTTTCTTCTTGACCACTTAACTTCTTCTGAAGTTCTGCGTATCCTTTCTCTAGTTCTTCAACAGACTCATACTTACCAGCAAACTTAGCTGGCTCTTGGCCTTGAGTCTCAGTAACAAGTGCTTCATCTTTAGCTGCTGTCTCCTGTTCAGGAGATAACGCACCTGTCTCTGGTTCGGAAATAGTAATTGCTTCTGGCATTGGATTGTGATGGGTGAGAGTTCAGTTATTTAATAGTGATATGAGTCGGGCTATCAATGATAACTTGCGGCTCTTTTGTTTTCTTTTTCTTAGCGACAGGTTTCTCTGCAACTATTGGAGTTAGTTCCTCAACCTTCTCCTCCTGGGACTGGGCCACTGGGGAGTCCGTCGGCTGCTGCCCCGAAATCGGGGACGGTGTTAGGGATACTTCCTGCTGCTCCGTCTTCGGAGTTTCCTGAGAACTGAGGGCCATAAGGTGAACCTGGTTGTGTGTAGTTGTCTGCAACTTTAGCCATAGCTGACGACTTCATTGCTTCCATCATCTG